ACTATAACGTCCTATGGTCGGGAACCATTGATCGCTGGCTGGAAGAGACTGGCACCTATGCTAGAAAGTTTGTGCCAGTTAAGAATCGCCTAAGCCGCATGGGCAAGGTGGCGCACCGGCAGTTTGAGGCAACAAGGCACAAAAGCGAATGCGAGGAAGCCGCCGACGTTTTGCGGCGCGAGCGCTTCCCGGTTAATCGCTGCAATATGGACGGCTCGTTCAACGCCAACGGCAAGTTCTGGCGAGTCGGCAGGAATATTCTGGACACTCAGGAAATGATGGAGAAGGCACAGAAGTATGTCAGAGTCTAAAACCTTTAATGCCATGTCGTCCCTAGAGCAGGAGCAAATTGCAATGGCGCTTATGTCAGACAGCCTGCTAAGAGCCCTATGGCGCGAGCATCCCCGGATTTTGCGAGAAGCGGCCTTGGCCGGCAGAAAGGTTGAAAAGGTATGAGCATGAAAACACTATCGCGCGTTGAGCGCCTGCTGGATGAACTGTGCAAGCGCTCAGATCGCGAAATACCCAAGTCAGATGTAGAGCATATCCTGCGGGTTACGCGGGCTCAGATCGAAATGGTCGAGCAAGGGCTGGAGGATTAAGAGCGCTCGGCCATGAATGCGTCAATCTGCTCGATGGCGTGTTCATGGCCGTTGCACACTAAAAAAGTGTGCCCTATTTCGCCAAGATAGCGGCCCCAATCGCGCTGCTCTGGAGACAGCTTACCGCCCTTGAGACGCTTCATCTCGATCCATAAATTAACTTCTGGCACATACAGATCAGGGACGCCGCGCACGACGCCCTCGACCTTCAGCTTTGCAGCAGTCGCCCTTGATCGCCATCCGCCGTTGGGAATGGCAAAGATGCGCATTGGGCTATATTTGCGGCGGAACCAGCTAACGACTTGGCACTGCTCCCAATGCTCACTTGGCGGCTTGTCGGTCAGAACGGCAACTCCTGTTCCCACGTTGGGCAACTGTCTGGATTTTGGCTAAAATCAAGCGGAATGGCAACCCCGAAAGCTAAGCATCTGCCATCGGCGCCGTAGTGATCGCAGTTATGGCAGTATCGCGGTGGTCCCTTGGCAAGCCAAAGCTCGTAATCAATCAGTCCTTGCGGCTTCGGGTGACGCGGCATTACCAACTCCTACTTATAATTCGATAAAACTTGCCGTCTTTGTGAAAACTTATGCTGGTCGGTGGCTCTGCGTTAGTCAAGCTGGCCGCGACATCTTCTAGGCAAGAAAGTTCGGTAACATCTGCGCCGCTTGATTGAACAATCTTGTGTAGCGTCGCCAAAGCCTTCTGGCCGGCGTAGCCATCGTGCAGCACCGTTAAATACTCCGTAACAGGCGCATCGGATAAGGCAGTGCCGTAGTAGGTAACCTTGAGCATCTCCTTCCCGCTGGCTTTTGCGATGTGCTTGGCCCAGACCCAGACCCAAACCTCCATCTCAAGCGCTGACAGCCCCATGATGTCATCATTGTGGAGCTTGAGAACCTTCGCCTCATCCTCCTCCTTTGCTGGGAAGGCATACCCGCAGGCCGTGCATTCCTTGGCGCTAATGTAGAGCAGTTCATGGCACTCCGGGCACGCCTTCATCGGCGCCTCGCCTGTACCGGCCTTGCTGGGCGGCTGGACGGCTATGATCGGGCCGTGCTGGCGGACCACGCCGGCAAAGTCGAGAACCAAGCAGTGGTCGGTGTGGCTTTTGATCCGCATCCCGCGACCGGCCATCTGGACATAAAGGCTGGGCGACATGGTGGGGCGCAGCATGGCAATCATGTCTATGTCTGGATAGTCAAACCCGGTCGTCAGCACATTGGCGTTAGTTAACGCCCGTAACCGTCCAGCCTTAAAGTCAGCAATGATCCGCTCCCGCTCGGCCTTCGGAGTGTCGCCAGTAACGCAGTCTGCGGGTACGCCTTTGTCCCGCAAGGTCGCGGCAACAGCGCGGGCATGCTCAACGCCGGTACAGAAAAATAGCCACGCTCGCCGGTCGCCGGCACGGGCAATGACCTCGTCAACAACTTGGGAATTTTGGGCATCAGTGTTAACTGCGGCGGCTAACTCAGATTCGATATACTCTCCGCCGCGCTTGTGGACGCCGGACAGGTCGTAGCCGCTTTCGGTCGCCTTGGAGTGCAGCTTGGAAAGATACCCGTGATACACAAGTTCTTCAATCGACACGGGCTCGATTAGCTCAGAGAAAATCGCCGGCTTGTCGGTAATCAGGCCATGCCCAAGCCGGTATGGGGTGGCCGTCAGGCCGACAACCCGCATACTGGGGTTGATAGTCCGAAGCTCGGCAAGAAGCGTCCTGTAGCCACCTTCATCCTTGTGGCTAACCAAATGGCACTCATCAATGATGCACAGGTCAATGTGGCCGATTTGCCACGCCTTGCTTCTGACGGACTGAATGCCGGCAAAGGTGATCGGTTCGCCTAGCTGGCGCCGCCCTAGGCCGGCAGAGTAAATCCCCATCGGCGCATTCGGCCAGTGCTGGCGCAGCTTCTCGGCATTTTGCTCGATAAGCTCCTTCACATGCGTCAGCATCAATATGCGTGTCTCAGGCCAGTTCTGCACGGCATCTTTGCACAGCGCCGCGACAATGTGGCTTTTGCCGGCACCAGTAGGCAGCACCAAGCATGGGTTGCCATCATGCTTGCTGAACCATGCGTACAAATCGTCAATTGCTCTGCGCTGATATGGCCTAAGCATTAAAATAACTCCATTTGCATTTTAATCCATTTTGATGGGCATTGCATTTGATCCCATCTATCTGCCATTTCTCTTGCGCTTCGCTTTGATTGAGAATGATTGCGGGCAACATCTGTGCTGTCTACACTTGCAAAAGGATACTCCCACTTCACGCACTGCATTCCTCTCAGCATATGAATATATGGAGTTCTTTTATGTCTTTTATTTATCTCATCAAATGTCGTCTCAATTCTGGCTCTCCATTCTGGTGAGCCCACAGATGAATATTGCGAAGATGAGCCGATGCAGACCTTTGGCCAGCTATCCAACAGTCTTAGCATCCGGTTAATTGATTCATGCATATGCCAGACCGGAGCGCCACGCTGGCCATGCGGCCACTGGGCCATCAAGCAATCCTGCGTATTTTCATCTCCATCAATTTCATCTGGGATGACGGCCCAAGTTGTTGGATGATCCAGCCATTGATCCGTCCATTCATAATAAGCTGACCAATCAGTTTGTTTGCCAGTTCGCCACTTTGAAAAGGCGCCATTATCAAGCATAACACTTTGACCGTACTGATGGGCGCGCGCAATGTCCTGAGGCTGCGCGTGAGACACACAGTAGTGCCTTCCCGCGACCTCCATAAACACCTCTTTCGGCGTGATCGGCGTGCCGTGATAATGGATCGTCAATCTCTGATCCACTTCGCGTAAATGCCTTCTAGTGGGCGGCTGACATCAACAGCCGCAGCGCGAAGGTCTTGCCCGATCTTTTCGGCAAGGTCTTCACCCCAAGCAAGTTCATCCGGCAGGACGTTGTGGTCGAACCGCGCAAGGTACTGAGTCAACAGCCGTCTGCGATGTTCAGCGTCTAAGATTATGTCTCCATTTGCATGATGCCAGACCACGACCTGCCAAGTGTGGCCATGCAATTTGCCGTCACGGCTGTAGTGAGCAGCGGAGATCGTGCCGCTGATTCCTGTCATTTTCCCCATCAGCGTATCTCCCAGAATTTGTGCGCTTGTACGTTCAAGCGCCACTGACAGTCTTCAGAAACGTACTTGACAGCTTTGGCGATGTTTTCGCGCAGAGCGGGGCCGTCCATCGGTGACAGCCACTTATGCTTAGCACTTACTTTTGCTTGAGCCAGCCACGGCGCAAGGCCATCTTGAGGGTACACCAACTTCAATTCGTCGGCTGCGGACACGATAATGTCAGTCCCAGACTTCGGACTGACGCACACCCAATCCAATAATGGCGGAATCGGTAGCGTTCCATTCGTCTCCACGGCACAATAAAACCCACGGCGCTGAAGTTGGCGCACAAGTTGCGTATCAAGTTGAAGTCCGGGCTCGCCGCCAGTGAATACGACGAACTTTGGTCGATGCGATTGAATAGCCGCGACAAGCGACTCAAGCGTGTACCGCCGACCGCCAAGAAAGTCGGTGTCGCAAAATTGGCAAACTGCCTTGGCACGATGCTCTTCCAAGCCGGTCCACAGATTGCATCCCGCAAATCGAACAAACGTAGCTGCTCGGCCAGACCAGAACCCTTCGCCTTGGATCGTCGGAAAAATCTCTTTGACAGTATATTTCTTGCTCATCCTACAACCTCAGTATCGGGAAAAATCGCCTTAACGGCTTCAACTTGCTCAGAGCCGCATGCGGCTGGGTTAGCGACAATCTCGCGGCTCTTGTAGCCATTGGGGCCATTCAGAATGCGCTTGCCGTCAATCAGCCAAGTTACATGCAGCCCATCTTCTGAGCCCTCGTACTCCCACGGCACCAGATCGGGGTGGATCACATGGTCGTCGCACCCGGTGCGCTGAAAATCCTCTGGGATGCCGTCAGCGTCATGCCGCTCGCACCGCCAAGTCGATGCCTCAGTTGGTGTCGAATGCGCGCAGGTGCGGCAGTTGGCAAATTTGGTCGGTGCCTTTTCGTGACACAGCGAATAGGCCGGGCAGAACTTGCACTGATACCAAGTCGGGTCCGTCGAAACTGGCGGCGGCATCCGGGCGTCCAGCGCAATCCTGCGGCCACGGGCAATGTATTTCTCGGCGACTTCCTTGTTTAGTTCGATGCGCTCAGAGTACAGCCGGTCGTCATCCTTGCAGACGGCAATGTAAACGGCCTTGCGAATATTTGTGCCGTGCATGTAAACCTGCATCTGCACATAGTGCTGCGGCTTCGACTTCTCGACGCCATTCTTGACGAGGTCATCAAACGACTTTTTCGAGTGCGTCTTAAACTCAGCAATGTGCCGGCTCTTAGGCGCTTCAGGCAGGCCCTTTTCGATAATGCCGTCGATAGAACCACTAACGTGCGCGCCGAAGTCAACCTTGCGCTGGCGCCCATTGAACGTGTCGCGGATGTCAACGCCAATGGCGCGCAGATCGGAAATGATGGTGCGCTCTTCATTGTGTCCGCGACGGAACAGGCGCAGCACCCTTCCGGGAAACTGCTCCTGAACCGCCCAGCGGAACGATAGCCAGAGCCAACGGTCGCAGGGGTGCCCAAGCAATGAGCATCCCAAGTGGCCGCGCGGATGCGACTGTTGCGACTCGTGGTGGGCATCAATAAGGCCGACCAACTGGTGCATTGGCTCTGGTATCTTAGTCATATAACCTCGCTAATTGGGTGGGGGAAAAGTCCTAGTGTCCCCCGGCACCGTGCCGCTAGTGCGACAAACCCTTGGTGCGCCCGTCCGGTAAACCAGACCATTATTCGACCGAGTGCCCCCAGTCCTTGGCGTAGGGCGACAATCTTGATTACTTCTTAGCCCAAGGCGGAGTTGCACCCGCAGACGGAGCGGGGCTTGCCTGCGGAGCGGCAGACGGCAGCGGAGCAGAGCGGCCTTCGCACGCCTTGTAGCCGCCAATGTCGTTGCGAGACTGATCGTAACCAGCGGACTTATCGCGCTCGCTGGGCTGCTTGACCCGCACCTTGATTTGCAGTTCGCCGCCAATCAACTGGTCGGTGTTTTCAATGCGATCAAGACCGATTGCCCGCATGACTTCGCCAAGCTGCTGAAGGCCAATGCGCTCGGCTTCAGCGCTCTGGTTGCGGATATTGATAGCCGAGAACATGACGCGGCCCTGCTGGCTGGGGCCGAGAATGTCATAGCGAACGTCGATCTTTTCGCCAGTCCCGCTCTTGGTCGGGTTGAGCTTCGCGTCAGTGATCTTGGCAGTGTACCAGCCTTCCGGCAGCAGGTCGTAAGAACGATCAGACTGCGGAAGCTCGTTGACGGAAAAAGTTGAACCAAGAAATGCCATCGTATTTACTCCTGTGCGTTAACTGCAAACGAAGGGCGACCGGCCTCCGAAGTGATTGCCCTCAGTAAAGGCGTTGTAATAGCAGCGTCGGTCGCTTTCCACGCCGCCATGTTAATCTCCGGCTTCCACCGGAACAGGCTGGTCAAATGATCCGATAGGCCATGCTCAGCCGCCAATTCTTGCAGCATATCGCCATTGACCTTGCGGTTGATCCTGCCAGTTACTTTGACAACAAACTGGCCGGCCTTTTCGGTCTTGGTGCCTTCCAGTGTTTCCGGCAGGTTCATCAGGCGGATCATTTCATCCTCGATGTCACGCCGGTCCTTGATGGCCTTGGCCTCGCGGGCCTTGGCCTCGACCCATAGGGCTGAGTAGTTGTCGAGGGTGGCGATCACTGCCCACCCCCAATCTTGCCAATGATGGCGCCAAGGTCAGGGGCCTCCCACGCTTCCAGCTTGCCAGAGCGATCCTTAGCGAGCCAGACACCGTCGCTGTCACACATGATCGCGCGCTGGGCGACACCTTCAGCATCACGCTCGACCCGCAGGGCCAGCACTTCGTCAAAAAGGTACGGCAATGCCTGAGTCAACGACTTGCCCGGCATCGACGGGTTGTACATCAGCCGGCCCATTTCATCTTGGCTCTTTTCGAGCTTGGCGCTGAAATAGACATGCTTGCCCGGCAGATCGCGAAACGCGCGGATAATGTCAGTCATCTGCTCGGACAGTGCGCCGTAAGCTTGGCGCGGGTCCTTGGCGATCTTCTTCTCGTAATTGAGCACAACTTCGCCAATCTCGCTGATCGAATCGAGCGCAATCGAGTCGAAGCCCTTGGCCTCGTCCGACTTCGACACCCACTCGAATGCCTCCGTCAGGTCGGTCATAGAGGCAATCTCGATGTACGGCAGGTTGCTGTCTTGGATCGACAGAAGCCCGCTCTCAGCCGAGAGAATCACCGGGTTGGGCAGAGTTTTAATCAGAGATGTCTTACCGGCACCTGACGGCCCGTAGACAATAAGCTTCACGCCGTTGGCCGCGAACGCGCCAGTGCGCTTAAGCGAAATAGCCATAACAATGTACTCCAAACCAACGGTCGGATGATCCGGTCGCTGGGTGAGGCAAGCCTACATTCTCGCTTGCCAATGTCAACGACTTTGTGCGACACAGCCGGACCTAAGTTAGAAAGGTGCAGCATGGCTGATTTGTCTAATATTCTCGGCGGGCCTTGGTCCCCGCCTACTAAAATTGAACCAGAGCCGGTGGAAGTACAGCTTGCAAATGCAATGGAAGCGGCGGGAATCGCTCCTCCGCCAAGCATTGAAATTGATGGTAAACTGCACCGCTTCCGCTCTGGAGCGCGGGGCACGCCGGGCAAAGGCGACAAGACCGGCTGGTACATCATTTTCCCAGATGGCATCCCAGCCGGACGATTCGGCTGTTGGCGAGCCGGGGTTGAGGTTACCTTTCGGGCCGACATTGGCCGCAACCTGACCGACGCAGAGCAAATGCTCCACGCCCGCCGGCTGAGTGAGGCCGTCCGGCTCCGCGATGCAGAAATAAAGCGCCAGCGGGAAGTAGCAGCCGACACGGTTGAGACAATCTGGGCTGATGGGGCCTTGGCTGAACCAAGCCATCCCTACCTGTCGAGGAAGCGGATCGACGTTCACGGCGCTCGTATCACTGGCGACGGACGCCTGATGGTGCCGCTATACACGCCAGAGGGGCATATTGCCTCGATCCAGTACATCTCTGACGACGGCTCCAAGCTCTATCACAGCGGCGGGCAAACCGGCGGCTGCTACTGGATGTTGGGGACAATGGACGAGCCCGGCACTCTGTACGTTGCTGAAGGCTTCGCCACGGCAGCGACAATCCACCAGATCATGGGCCGGCCCTGCGTCGTGGCTTATTCTGCCTCCAATCTGGTGCCAGTGACGGGGCACCTGCGCGACCGCTACGGGATCAGTCAGGACATCGTCATTGTTGCCGATAACGATGCCTCCGGCACCGGGCAGAAGTATGCCGATCAAGCTTCGGCCAAATATGGCGCGCGGGCGATTACCATCCCGGTGCAGGGCGATGCCAACGACTATGTTAATGAGGGCGGCGATCTCAAAATCCTGCTCCAGCCGCCGGTAACGGATTGGCTGGTGCCGGCAAATGAGTTCTCGACCAAGCCGGCTCCGATCAAGTGGCTGGTCAAGCACTGGCTGCAAGACCGGGCGCTAATCATGGTCCACGGCCCGTCCGGAGGCGGCAAGACCTTTGCCGTGCTGGATTGGTGTTTGCACATCGCGGCAGGCAAGCCCGACTGGTTTGGGCACAAGGTCAATCCCGGCGCCGTGGTTTACCTTGCCGGCGAAGGCCATCACGGCATGCGTTCGCGAATTGCGGCGTGGCTCCAGCACCATGAGGCTGGCAATCTCAATATGTGGGTCAGCAAGGCTGGCTGCGACCTTAACACGGCTGAAGGCTATAGCCGGGTGGTCGAGGCTGTCAGGGGCCTGCCAGAGCGCCCCAAGGCCATTGTCGTCGATACGCTGCATCGCTTCCTCAATGGCGACGAGAACAGCGCACAGGACGCCAAGACCATGATCGACGCCTGCAACGCCCTGATGATGGAGTTCGATTGCAGCATCATTCTGGTCCACCACACCGGGGTATCGGAAGAGGCTCAGCACCGGGCTCGCGGATCGTCAGCATGGAAGGGGGCGCTCGAAATTGAAATTAGCATCGTCCCGGCCAAGGGCGATAGCCCCATGCAGATCGTCCAGCGCAAGTCCAAGGATGCCGAAGAGGCAAAGCCGGTCTATGCCAATTTGGGTATAGTCCACATTAACGGCTGGTACGATGAAGATGGTGAGCCGGTAGGATCAGCCGTACTGGTCAAGGCCGACCCGCCGGCTGAGACGAATAAGGAATCGAAGCTGGCTTCGTTCAAGAAGTTCATCACAACCGCATGGTTCGACACTGGCGCAGAGGTCGATAACGGGGCGCCGTATATCTCTCGGTCGGCCCTGATGGACTACGTCAAGCTCAAGATGGATTGCAGTGAAAACACCGCCAAGCAGCACCTCAAGGCAAGCGATCCAAAGCGGCTAATCGGGGTGCTAACAGTGGCCGAAGTGGTGTCCCCACAGGGGCATGGATGGGCCATAATTTGCCCTGAACTGGCTTCGGGCATGATGGTGCGGAAAAACGAGGGCGGTACACGCGGTACTTTTGGGGGTGTACCGGAAGAAATGTAATAAAAACAATGCTGTGTACTATAGCGGTACACGGGTTGGTACACGGTAGGGGGCAAGGCGAGTGGCGGTACCGTACCGTACACACATCCTATAGGATGTGTACGGTGTACCGACCCGATGCGGAGGCCTCCAGTACGAGGAGAATTAGAATGGGTAAGAGATCAGATTTTGAGCGTCGGGAAAGGGACTTTTATCCCACCCCATATGAGGCTGTGGTGCCACTGCTGGGACACCTGCCAACACGGTCCATGTTCGTCGAGCCCTGTGCTGGCGATGGGGTGCTGGTGAGCCATCTGCATCGACATGGGCATCACTGCGTCAGCGCCAGTGACATCGAGCCGCAGGACCAGTCGGTGAAAGCTCTGGATGCGTTCAAGGCGCGAATTGGCGATGCGACCTTCTTCATTACCAACCCGCCGTGGGATCGAGGCATACTGCATCCGCTGATTGAGCATCTGTCGGATCAGGCGCCAACGTGGTTGCTGTTTGATGCGGACTGGATGCATACCAAGCAGGCCCGGCCCTATCTTGATCGGCTGGTGAAGATCGTTAGTGTCGGCAGGGTCAAGTGGATCGCTGACAGCAAAATGACCGGGAAGGACAATTGCTGCTGGTATCTGTTCTATGGCGAGTTTAGAGGAAGGACCGAATTTTATGGTCGATAAGGTTAATCACCCGGCGCACTACCAAGGCAAGGTTGAGTGCATTGAGGCAATTGATGCGGCGGTTGAGGGGCTAAGTGGGATTGAGGCGGTTTGCACTGCCAATGCCATAAAGTACCTATGGCGCTGGAAGCGGAAAAACGGTATTGAGGATTTGCAGAAGGCTCATTGGTATATCGAAAAATTGATTGGGGTTCTTGAGAATGACAACTGAGGTTTGCTCTAACTGCCGGTTTTACCATGAGGCGCATGCCGGCACGCATGGCTACTGCAAGGCATCGCCGCCAGTATTTACCAATCTGGACGATCAGGGTCGGCCACGGTTCTTTAACCCGGTGGTTGGGCCTAACAACTGGTGCGGGCTCTGGGAGGGCGATGCCGAGTGATTGCGCTGGAGGTCGATACTTCGAATTTTAACGAGTCGGTCAGGAAGCTGGCTGGAATGCCCGATATTATCCGCAAGGCGGTGACCGGCGCGCTTTCTGAGACGGTAGACGACCTCCACACCCGCCAGACGCTCGAAATGAAGCAGGTGTTTAACAACCCGACGCCATATGTGCTGCGGGGACTCAAGAAGCGCTATCCCGGCGGTAAGATGGGACGCGGTGTAGGTGGGGCCGGGACGTACTTTGAGTTCTTCCCGGTCGGCAAGTCGCCAGAGGATATTGTCAAGCCGCATGTGTTTGGCGGCAGCCGCCAGCAGAAGCGCTCTGAGCGTCGCCTAGCCGGGCTTGGGCTGCTGCCGGGTAATGGCTTTAGTGTCATGGGCAGCGAGTACCCGAAAAACTCGTCTGGCGACATTTCTGGCGCTAGGTATACGCAAATGCTGCATCAGCTTGGCGGGCTGTCCGATATGGCGCGGCAGTCGATGCCCAAGAACCGGCAGAAGAACCGGGGCGGGACGAGCTACTTTGTGATCCGCCGTGGCGGTAAGCCGATTGCCATTGCTGAGCGTAACGGGACCTCGACCAAAATTATCCTTGCGCTCACCCAGTCAGTGTCATATCAAAAGCGCTACGATTACTTCGGTGTCGGTCAGAAGCAGGTTGCCTACAGTCTGCCACTGCACTTTAACCGGATCATTCAGCGTTATCTGTCTAGGATTTGATATGAACGACAATCTTCCCGTTGAGGGACCAAACCATGCCGCCGCACTGGCGTTGATTAATGACCTAATGCTGATCCTTGCTAACATGGAGGCGCAGGGGGTCGATAGGGTGGTAGACGGCGAGGGCGTATACTGTCCCGGCTTCTGGGCTGATGAATGCGCTAAGGTGTTGGGGCTGGCGAAGGGTCCAAGGAAGGGTCCACTGGCCGCGTAGGGTCCACTAAGGGGGTGGGGTATATAGGTGGGGTGGGGGGTCGCTAGGGCTGACGCTTTAGCGGCCCCTAGTTGTATCTGGGGTGCTGGATGCATTGCCGTTGGCTGCGGCCTTAATTTCCTCCACGCCAAGCCGAGCCTAAGACGGAGCGGAGCCCAAATTAGTCTGGCTTGCACTTCGATGGCGCTTCCGCCAGTGACCGGCAATTTTGGCCCGTAAATCGCACAGGGGGTTTGCTGGCCGGCTTTTCCCGCTCGATGGCTCGTAAATCGTATACCGGGGCTGGCTGGCCGCTTTGCCGCCCGATCCCCGGCCCGGCCCCAGCCGCCCCCGCCTAAATTTTTTGTTCCATAAACCGAGGGGGGGTTTTGGCGATTTTCAATGTTCACGCTCCGTTCCCGGAACGTTCCACTTCCGTTCCGCTATTGCGATGCATTTGCAACAACGATCGAACGGCCAAATTGACAAAAACCGTTATATTTCATGTAATTGCCTAGGTTTTCCGCCATTTCTGGCCCTATGCAATCCGGCAATTGCTATCGCCGCGATTCCGGTTTTCGCCCTATGTGGATTTGACGGAAAGCTTGCCCCGGCGCGCTTGCGCCGGCTAGCGATCAAGAAATGCGGTTTTTTTGATCGGGGCGCATTTTCCTATTGACCGATCAAAATGCCCGGTTTAGTGCAGGGGCATAGAAACGATTTAGGGAATAGGTTTTATGACTCGCATGGACAAAGCAATCATTGCCGCCGGTATTGCTGCATTGCTGGCAATCGGAATTCATGGCCGTATGGAAACGCGCCGCATTTGTGGCAATGCCGCGAATTATGCGGCTTGCGATTTGAGCTTGCAGGCATGGGGTGATGAAACCCGCGCTCGCAATGCCGGTTTCGGCATTTATAACTAAGGGGATTCGATATGACTTCGCCGCGCCCGTGGTATATTCTCGATCTGATGACTGGCCGTTATATTCAAAGCGCCGAAACGTCTGCAATTGCCGATAAGCTTGCCGCAAGCGAAAATGCGATTGCCGGGTGGAATCGCTATGCAATCCGCCGCTATCGATAAGGGGAAACCTAATGATTAGAATCAAGTTAGCCATTATTGCCGCGATTTGTTTCTTTGGGGCGTGGGCATGCATTGAATCCGATATCAGGCAAGCTTGCGGCAATAGCCAAGCCTGCATCGCTGCTAGTCTATAAGGAGTCCGGCAATGCCGTATAAGGAAACGTATTGCGCCTATGTCCGATATGGAAACGACAAGCCCGATCAAGTTTGGCCCGGCTTAACAAAGGGGCAGGCAAAATGGCGCTATCATTGGATTAAGCGCAATTGGTGGAGTCTGTTCCGGGATTTTCGAGAATATGGATGGTCCCGTGAATGGATTGGCTAATCATTAATCGTTCAAGCTTTAGAAATGGGATTTAGAACAATGACAAAAGAAAATTATTTTCCGCGCCTGTTTTCGACCGATAGCGCGAAAGCCGCAAAAGCAAGCGGCTTTGGTTATCTGAATGCAATTCACTATATGGCCCCTTACAAACTAGGCGGAGTCGGCAATCTTTGCTCGCACGCTAGCGTTGCCTGCATTGCGCTTTGCCTAGGCCAGTATAGCGGCCAAGCCGCGATTGTTTCCGACTTGGAAAATGGCACAAACCCGACTCGCGAAAGCCGCAAGCTTAAGGCGCAATTGTTTATGCGCAATCGCGCCGAATATATGAATCGCCTAGTCCGTGATATCGTCAAGCTCGATAGGGAAGCGCGCCGCGAAAACCTAAAGCTTTGCGTGCGGCTTAATGGCTCAACCGATATTGTATGGGAACGGATAAGCTTTGCGATTGACGCGAAAACGTCGAAAGCTTTGGCCGCTTACAACGGGGCTCTTATGGGGATTGCCATTGACGACTCGTATTATGCGGGGCGCGTGCGGACAATCCTGCAATTGTTTCCCGATATTCAGTTTGTCGAATATACTAAGAATCCAAAGCGGCTTGCCAGCAAGCCTGCAAATTTGGATTTGACGCTATCATATAGCGCGGAAAATAGCGCCGCTTGCGTCAATGCCCTACTGGCAGGGGAAAACGTTGCAATGGTATTTGCCGGCGGATTGCCGGAAAGCTTTGCCGGCTTTCCTGTCATTGACGGGGACCAGCACGATTTGCGGCACCTTGACGCTAAAGGCGGATTCATTGTCGGATTGTCGCCAAAGGGGCGGAAAGCGCAAAAGGATACTAGCGGTTTTGTGGTCCGTTGGCTGGAACAATCCGGCGCGGATTTGTCCGAACATTGGCAGCTTTTGCGGGAAGCGGCATTTATGCGGCAAGCGGCTTAGGTCAATTGATCGAAAGGAAATAGGAACATGGAAAACGTCAATCATACGCCTGCCCCGTGGCATATCTGCGAAACAACGGGGCGCGGCTTAAAGCTCATTCGGGACGCAAATGGCTATTGCGTTGCGGAAGCGGTGAATCCTGCCGTGCAGGCGGCTCAATATATCAATGCCGATGCGAATGCCCGCCTGATCGCCGCCGCGCCCGATCTGCTGGCCGCACTCGATGAAATCTTTAATGGTGTGGGCATGACGGGGCCAACTATGGATGCAGCACGCGCCGCAATCGCTAAAGCAAAGGGGCAGCTATGATTGACCTAGCATCATGGCGCAAAGCGCGGGGCATAACGCAAGCGCAAGCCGCAAGCTTGCTGGCAATGACAGAGTCGCATTACCGCAAGCTTGAAACGGGGCGCGCGCCAATCAACAAACGAGTCGCAATGCTAGCCCGACTCGCCATTTAGCCTGAGCCCGGCCATTGCGCCGGGCTTTTCATTGCTCGCAATCCGGGGCGCGGCGAAAGCTTGCGCCCCGCTTGCTATGCCCGGCGCGCGTTTGTTCCGGGCGATTGCGCTTGCGGTATAGGTCAATCGGCCATGCCCGAAACGCCCCAAAAACGCCCCTGCTAGCGCCTGCCATATGGCCCTAGTATACGGCATGCCCATGCCATATCGTCGCGCCCTAGGCCCTGTTTCTGGGCATTTCCGGGGCATTCTGTGCAGGGGCGGCAACGGGTCCTGCTGGCGATCTGGCCCCTGCGGGTGATTCGGAC